ACATCCCAGAACTAAAGGGGGGTGTGGTCTAAATGGATCCCGCATACATCGTTGACGGCACCCTCACGGACGGTGAGGCATGGGTCGCTATTGCGTCTGCTGAACCCGATTCGGCAAACGTCCAGTTCGTCAGCACCGACGATGGACAGGTCGGAGACTTCTCCCAATACATGGACCTCAAAATCGTCGGCTATGTGCGAAGCCTCTACAGCGGGGTATCGACTTCCCTCTACCTGAACTTGAACAACGACACGGGTAGCAACTACGCCCAGCAGTATCTCAACGGCAGCGGTGCTGCCGTTGCCGCTGGTTCAGTAGCGTCAACAACCTACGCCTACGCAGGATGGATCGCAGGGAATACTGCTACAGCCAACATCTTTTCGGCTTTCACTGTGGACTTGTTTGACATCAACAGTGGTAAATACAAGTCTGTCATTGCCCAGTCTGCTGATGACAGAGATGGCGCTGGTTACATCACACTTTTTGCCAACACTTGGAAGTCGCAGGCACCAATCACTGAGATCGACTTGACGGGTGTCGGTGTCACATTGTTAGCGGGAACCCGCATCGACCTGTTCGGTGTGTTGCCAAGGATGGTTGCCTGATGGCTGTTATTGAAGCAATCGCCACAACGTATTTGGAGGCTGATGCTGCGTCGGTGACGTTCTCGTCTATTCCTGCGACGTATGAACATCTACAGTTCAGGTTGACGGCGCGGAGTTCTCGCGCTGCAACAGGACAGGCAACTCTGGATGTGCAACTAGGCACGGGTGGCGGCGCTGTGGATACGGGAGCAAACTATTCCCGCCACTACATGCGAGGATCGGGAACTATCGCAGATGCGCAGGTGGCGACGGGAAGCACAGCCATCGACTGTATGCGTGCCGTCAACGCATACGAAGCATCGACTAAATACAGTCCTTCGATAATGGATATTTTGGATTATGCCAACGCCAATAAGAACACAACGGTGCAGGCTACGACTTGGGCAGACAAGGCAGGTTCAAACCCTGAGTTGGGCTTTGCGAGCGGGTTGTGGGATGCCACTGGGGCCGTAGATCGGGTCAAGTTTACGTTGTCGGGAGGTAGTTATAACTTTATGCGTGGTTCTGAGTTCACCCTCTACGGATTGAATAGTGCCTGATGGCTGCTTTCACTGTTATCGACCACCAAGAACTGACAGGGACCACAGCGTCGTGGAGCAAGACTTCGATCCCATCGTCGTATGACCATCTGCTGATTGTTGCGTCGATGCGACAAAATGGGGCCAATATAGTGACAAATGGGAAACTGGTTCTCAACTCTGACACAAGTGCCCTGTATTCCTATACTCGGCTGCGGGCCAGAAACGCAACACCTGATTCATCGAACGGGACGAGCCTGACCAGCGACAGCGGCTTTTACATCGGCGGGGCGTCCACGACCGCCGACACGTTTGGCACGAACAAAATTTGGATTCCGCACTATTCCAATACGGCCAACTACAAATCCATGCTCCATCAGTGGTCGGTAGAGAACGCTAGCACTACTAATAGCGAGTGGTATGTAGGTACAACGGCTTCGTTGTATAAGTCCACTTCTGCGATTAGCGCAGTTCAACTTGCACCGTGGTCGGGTTCGTTCGTCCAGTATTCAACATTCACGCTGTACGGCGTGACAGGCGCTTAGGAGGCGCAATCATGCCAAGACAGAAGGTTGTCAACGGGGTCTACTACGACCTCACAGCAGAAGAAGAAGCAGAACTGGTCGCACAGGCTGAGGCTGCCGATCTGGACATGAACATGGTCAGAGGCCAACGTGACGGAATGCTGGCAGCAGCAGACTGGACACAGATAGGTGACGCTGCTTTAGGTGACCACACCGCTGAGGAATGGGCGACCTACAGGCAGGCACTACGGGATCTGCCATCGGTGTTCACCCGTGTGTCTGAGGTTGTGTGGCCGCTCAACCCGCCTGATCAGGTCATTGAGGATGCCCGTTTGGCGGCGCTTGAGGAAGCAGCCGTCTAATGGAATGGTATACTGTATAGAGACGACATCTTATAAAAAGGAGGTAATGAAATGCCAAGAATGAAAGTTGTTAATGGTGAATATATAGAACTTACACCGGCAGAAGAGGCTGAGCTGGAAGCTATGGCTGAGTCTGCTGATCTGGATATGTCTATGGTGCGTGCTGACAGGGACGCTCGTTTGGCGGGGTCTGATTGGACACAGATAGGAGATGCCTCTCTGGGTGTCCACACTGCTGCCGATTGGCGGGTTTATAGGCAAGAATTGAAAGATATTCCTCAAACATACACCCGTGTTTCTGAAGTCGTATGGCCTGAAACTCCTCCTGAGGAGGCTGCAAAGCTTATTCAGGAGGCAGCGCAAACAGCGTTTGATGCTGTAATAACTGCTGGTGGTACTGTTGAGGAAGCTGAGTCTGTAAGGATTGCTGCGATAGCGGCGGCGTAATTTGCGGGGTTGCTTTTTTGATAAATAACCCTCGATGATCTATAATAGGAGTAATCATGGCTGTACAAATACAACTAAGAAGAGATATAGCATCTGACTGGACTTCCAATAACCCAACTTTGGCGGAAGGTGAGATGGGCGTTGAAACAGATACTAATAAGTACAAGATCGGTGACGGGTCAACGGCATGGACCTCGCTTGGGTATTCCTCGCTGCCCAGTGGCGTACTGCAACTGTCTGGTGGAGCCATGACTGGGGCGATCACTACCAACAGCACCTTTGATGGCGTTGATATTGCAACAAGGGATGCGGTCCTGACCTCTACAACCACCACGGCTAACGCAGCCTTGCCCAAGGCCGGTGGCACCCTTTCGGGGGCGATTGTCGGCGCAGATCAGATCATCAGCGCCCCGGTCCTCAAGGACGTTGGGGAAACCTGTGTTGCCAACGCCACATCAGGATCGACGGACACGATTGATTTGACTGACGGCAACGTCCACAACGTGACCCTGACAGCGAACTGCACGTTCACGTTCTCAAATCCACCCGCCTCAGGGACCTCAGGGTCATTCACCCTGTTCCTCAATCAGGACGGGACTGGCTCTCGCACGGCGACTTGGCCGGGTTCGGTGAAGTGGGCCGGTGGAACTGCTCCTACTCTTACAACTACTGCTAGTCGTACAGACATCCTCGTCTTTACGACTATCGACGCCGGAACGATCTGGTACGGGGCAGTGTCAGGACAGGACTTCTCGTAATGCCTGTAGGTTCCGCTAAGTTCGGCTTGTTCGCTGCCGCTGGAGCAGGCGGTGGGGGTGGTGCGGGGTATTTCTGCGGGGGTTTCGTCACCGCCACACGGGTCACAACGGTTGACAAGTTTGCGTTCTCTGACGACTCACGATCAACGCTTGGAACTGGACTATCGGATGATACAAAATCTGGTGCAGCGATGGCGAACTCGGGGACAGCAGGTTATGTCGCCATCGGTGACGACAGTTCAACGCCGTATGTTGACACGGTTGACAAGTTTGCGTTCGATGACGATTCACGGTCAACTCTTGGAACTGGCCTGTCAACGGGGCGCGCTCTTGCAGCAGGTATGGCAAACTCGGGAACAGCGGGTTACATCTGTGGTGGGCAGAACTTCACCGCACCTTCAACCTACGCATGGGGTCAAACGGTTGACAAGTTCGCTTTCTCAGACGACTCACGGTCAACTCTTGGAACTGGGGTGTCAACCGCACGGCAGTCCGCTGGCCCTAGTGCGATGGCGAACTCGGGCACAGCAGGTTATTACGGTGGAGGTTATTTAGGTAGTAGGGTAACAACGATTGACAAGTGGGCGTTCTCAGATGACTCGCGGACGACGCTGGCTACTGGGTTGTCGGCGGGGGTGGACAACCTCGCTGCGATGGCGAACTCGGGAACAGCGGGTTATTTCGGCGGCGGGGATAATGGCGGCACTAAAGTCACAACGGTTGACAAGTTCGCTTTCTCAGACGACTCACGGTCAACTCTTGGAACTGGGTTATCGGCGGCGACCAGCCATTTGGCTGCGATGGCGAACTCGGGAACGGCTGGGTACTTTGGCGGGGGGTATGTGATATCCACGCTGCAAACAACGGTCAACAAGTTCGCTTTCTCCGACGATTCGCGGTCCACGTTGGGGACGGGCCTGTCGGCGGCGACTGTCTCACTTTCGGCTATGGCTGACGGGAACATCGCATGAACATTTCTGAAGCAATCGCAGAGATTCAGCAGCCCCGCAGCCGCTACCAGTTGATCCACTTCGTCATCGGCCAACATGACACACCTGAGATGCGCTTCTACCAAGTGGTAATCGAGCTACAGGACATGGGTTACAAGCTCCGGATGGCTCAACTCGGTGTTCGCAAAGCCCAGGTCGAGATCGAACGCCTCCTCGCGACCGGCGACGACCTCGACGCGATCGAGGCTGAGGAGAAGCAGGTCGGCCTGGAACAAACCCGGATCGTGATGCGGGGTGCGGAACGAGAACTGGCGGTCCTGACGGACCTGTTCGATGAGTCGCAGAAGTTCACCCGTGACGAGATCGAACACGCACAGCCCGAATACTGGGAGAAGCGCCTGACAAGGCAGACGAACCTGCAAATCATGTCGGGTGGTGTTCAGTGGGCGCAACTTGATTCGATGCGCCAAATCGGCATGTTGGATGAACTGGTGGAGGCCCGTGAGGCACAGATCGCAGATCAGGTGAAACTGGAGTTGGCTGAATGATCTACTTGAAATGGAAACTGTCTGATGCAGGGGTGGCGGGTACTGGACCTGAGGGAACGATTGCCGACCGTGGAGGTCATGCTGAGGCTGGGTGGGCTGTCGATGCGCAGGGCTATCGTGTTGGTTATTTGACCACCGATGTCGATTTAGCCGGTTTGGAAGTATGGGACGTTACTGAAGTATCAGCAGCAGACGCCCTAGCCTTCGCTCAGGCGATTTGGGCAGATGCCGAAATTAATTCTGATGGTATACTTACTAGTGAAGAGCCTGACGATCCCGCTGCAGAATAGTTAGTTATAAAATCGTAAACCTGTTATAATGGAGATATCATGGCAGTACAAATTCAATTAAGACGAGGAACGGCTTCAGCATGGACTTCAGCTAACCCTACACTCGCTATTGGCGAGTTCGCTGTTGAGACAGACACTGACAAGTATAAGATTGGTGATGGTTCAACGGCTTGGACATCGTTGTCCTATTCGTCACTGCCTAGTACTGCTATTAGCAATACAGTGGTTGATGTCAAGGGCGACATCATTGCTGCCACAGCCGCCGACACTGTAGCCAAACTTACGGTGGGGTCCAACGGTCAGGTACTGACTGCCGCCTCGGGCCAGACCACGGGTCTTCAGTGGGCTGCTATAGGCAACGCCTCTACAGCCACCGCTCTTGCCACAGCACGCACCATTGGTGGGGTGTCGTTCGATGGGACTGCAAATATAGACCTACCCGGCGTGAACGCAACAGGTAACCAGAACACTTCCGGTACGGCAGCCACCGTGACTGGTGCCGCTCAGTCGGCCATTACTTCGGTTGGAACCCTGACTTCAGTGGATGTAACGGGCGCTGTTACCGCTGGGAGTCTGGTTGCTCCGTTGGCGTTCAATGCTCAGACTGGCACGACGTACACGTTTGTTCTGGCTGATGCAGGGAAAATGGTTACTTTCGCTAATGCTTCAGCGCAGACAGTGACTGTACCGCCGAATTCGTCGGTGGCTTTCGATGTCGGTACACAGATCATTCTTCAAGGCATTCTTGCCGGAGTTGTCACGTTGGTTGCAGGTGCTGGCGTGACGATCAATTCCAAAGACGCCGCATTGGCCATTGACGGTCAATGGGCGGCGGTGACACTCATCAAAACGGCGACCAACGTCTGGTCGCTGATCGGGGCGCTGGCCTAATGGTTATTCGTCCAGCCGACCACGGCGTGATCCAGAGTTCTGGTGCTGGCGGCGTGTTCGCCTACAGCGCCAGCGGCAACCAAACGCCCACTACCCACGGCGTCTACACCGAGGTCACCTTCCTCGGATCGGGTTCGTTCACCGTCTCCGAGAATGGCGCTGGCGCCGCCCTAGACGTTCTGATCGTCGGCGGCGGTGGGGCCAGCATCGAATACGGCTCTCCGACCGCAGGCGGTGGCGCTGGCGGTTTCCGTGAGATCAACCTCGTCCCGACCGTTCAGGCGTACACCATCACCATCGGAGCGGGTGGGGCCGCAGGTGCCGCTAGCAACACGACCGGCGTGCCGAACCAAGGCGGGGACACTTCAGCGTTCGGCTCTACCAGCGCCGGTGGTGGCCGTGGAGGCCACTCCGCAGCGGGCTACCTAGCGGTAGCGGGCGGTTCCGGTGGCGGTGGCGGCCACAACGTGTCCAGCGCTTCAGGTAACACACCTTCGACTAGCCCATCTCAGGGCAACTCCGGCGGCTGGGGTGGCGGAGCGACCATGTACGTCGGCGGCGGTGGTGGAGGCGCTGGCAGCAGCGGCGGTCATGGCGGCGGCCTGTGGGCCGTCTGGCATTACCACCCGACATGGGGCGGCGCCGGTGGCTCAGGCGCTACCAACGACTACCGAACCGGGTCGAATGTCGCTTACGGCGGCGGCGGTGGAGGCGCCGGGGGGACCACATCTGGCGCTGGTGGCTCAGGCGGGGGCGGTGCTGGCCAAAACGGTGGCAACGTCTACTCAGGGGGAACCAACCTCGGCGGAGGCGGAGGCGGCTACACCGGGGGTTGGACAGGAGGCTCCACAGCCCTCGGCGGTTCAGGGATCGTCGTGGTCCGTTTCCTCACAGCGGCATTGGGGTAGTCATGGCTCACTTCGCAGAACTAGACGAGGACAACGTGGTGGTCCGGGTGCTGGTCGTCAGCAACCACATCACCACCATCGACGGCGAGGAGGACGAGCAGAGGGGCATCGACTTCCTCAACGACCTCCTGCCCGACTCGGGCAACTGGGTCCAGACCTCGTACAACCGGACCCTCCGCTCCAACTACGCCGGGATTGGGAAGGTCTACGACCCCGACAACGACGTTTTCTACAGCCCTGACCAGCCCTACCCATCGTGGTCGATGGACGAGAACTACCGCTGGATCCCACCGGAGCCTCGACCTGTTCTCGATGAGGACTCGTTGGGGTGCTACTGGGACGAGGACACGACCTCATGGGTCGAGGTCACTGAATGACACCCACACAACAGACAGCCACGCCTTGTTGTTGCGGCAAATACACGTTTCCTACTTTTGAAGTGGAAACCTTGGACTGGTCATGGTCGCCGATCACAGATGACGACGGTGTGCATGAGCGGGATAGGTGCTTGTCGGGGTTGCGGGACGACGCAATGGACGACGTTGTGCGGCCATCCGATGTAGTCGAAGAATGCCGCTGCCAAGACCGTCCGTCTGGTAGCGACGCTGTGGGTGATATTGCGTTGTCTCGCAGCCAGGCCGAGGATCTGTTGGAGATTCTTGGCGAGTTTAGAAGCCAGCATCTGCGGGAGGCAGGGTGGGATTACCCGATGTTTGATTATCAGCGCCGCATGTTGACCAACTTGGATGAGATTGAGACTCAGGTTTACCAGAGTATGCAGGGTTTATCAGAATGACCGAAACTGTGTTAGAAACCCCCGCCGCCTGCACTATACAAACAGGTGGTACAGCGTGCCCTTTTTGCGGAGCGTCCATGCAACGTGCAGACTCATGTCTGGTGTGCCCGATGTGCGGTGAAACGAGCGGTTGCTCCTAATGGAATGGATCGGGTTCGCAGGGCTGATCAGTGAGAAGTGACGTATGAAAAATATTATTCATGAAACCTTTGAGAATGACTGGTTGTCTAATTGGACCGGCAAGGCCCATAATGCGTATACGACTACTAGTTCTCATGATGGACAATCAGGTCTAAGAATTCTATTCCGCCGGGGTTCACATTATGGCAGCGATTTAAGACAAGATATTAAACCAACCCGTCATATCAAGATGTCTTATTGGGTAAGGGTTGCATCTAATTGGGATAGTAATTCAACCGGAAAGTTTGTAGGATTTGCTGATCTACGTTGGAAAGACGACAAGGGTAGGTCATATGCTCATGGCAATCGCAAGCCTGTCAAGGATGGGTTCTCCTTTAGAACATGGTTTGGTAAGACTAAAAATGGAGAGCTCCCATTAGGTATGTACATCTATCATGCCGGTCAAAAAAAGGCTTGGGGAGATTCTATAAAGATAGGATCCATTAAGGCAGGACATTCTCATGTGTTTTTTCAAATTGAAGCAGATTTGGATGCTGGTTTTGTCAAGGGCAGACTAGACAACGGTGCATGGACTCAGCACGATATTTCTGTTGGCGATGAGACAGCGATCACTTTGGCTTGGCTGGACGGCTATTATGGCGGGTGGATGAAGTCTCCGTTCAATATGGCTATTGATATTGACTCTTATAGGTTGGATGACATGTCCGCTCCTGAGCCCCTCCCTGAACCTTCTTCTGAACCCGCCGCTTCAGCGAGGCCTAATCCTATTGAGAATGTTAGAGACAATCCCGGCGATGAATTAATCTCCAGCAGATTGAGAAAGTTGGCCGATGAGGTTGAATCTCTAGAACAATAGTGGTAGAATGTTCTCCTATGGGAAGGGATATTCGTGGGCAGAGACCTACCAGTGGACTGTGGTGATTGTGGCGGCATCTTGAATTGGGGCGATTTTGGCCCCTTCTATGATGGTTCGATAGGCGCCACCTGCGCTTGTGAATTGAAAAGAGGCGGAGTGAAGAGTAGGCTCAAGGTTTTGGTCCAGATGTACAAGGACCATCACAAGGGCTCAGACATTACTCATAAGCATGAGTTGGTTGAGGCTGTAAATTGGGTCATGGATGAGGTTTGGATGCTGCGTGCTGAGAATCGTGAGTTACGCATAATGAACTGGATCCCTTCGGATCAGTTAATAGAAGATATTGGAAAGGATGTAGATGAGTGATAATTTGAATCCAACGGCAGAGGAAATCTTTGCTGAGTTGAATAGTACACCAGATGGCAAGGTCCAGTTGGAGCTTGCCGCTTTGCGTGTTCTTGTCGCCAAGCAACAGTTGAAGTTGGCTGAGCAAGAAGTTGAGGACGAGTAATGTTAATTCCAGTTACTGGCTCTAATGTTGATTTAAGCTTGCTGCACCCACGCTTCAAGTTGCGGTTGGAAGCTTTCTTTGCTGATGCTCGCATTAAGGGGCGGGTGTCTGTGGTTTCTGCGTGTAGAACATACGCTCAGCAAAAGTGGCTGTATGACCGCTATAAGTCAGGCAGAGGTAATCTTGCCGCAAATCCCGATTGGCACCGTCCAGACGGGTTCTTTAAAGGGAGTTTTCATCAGGTTCAAGATGATGGGTTTTGTTATGCTGTGGACTTTAAATTGATTGGTGGCGGGTTGAAGGAGTGGGAAGTTAGTAATATAGCTAAATCCTATGGTCTTTACCCTACTGTTAAGAGTGAGTGGTGGCACCATCAGCCTAGAGATGGTATTGAGTGGTTTAATGCCCCGTTGATGGTTGAGGATAAGTGCGCCATCCGTGAATTGAAGGCAGATTGGGCTGGTGTGTCTGATTATCTGAGCGATCTTTCAGAACAGGTCAAAAAGACTCCTATTCGCATTAGGGAACGCTCAGACCGCGTGAAGTGCCTTCAGAGCCGTTTAGGGGCCTCTGGGCACGATGCTGGCATCCCTGATGGTATCTTTGGCAGAAAGACTCGCAAGGCCGTCAGATCGCTTCAGAGGGCGTCTGAGCTGAAGTCTGATGGTGTGGTTGGTCCTGACACTTGGAAGGCTCTGTGGCTATAGCGTGGGTGATAGGTGTGCTTTTGTTAAGAAACAGCTTTTGCTGTGGGGCATCATTCCTTCGGTAGTTCTTATTTGTCTATGGATTTATGATATCCTTGCTGCTATCATATAGAGGCGGAGGTTTTTATGAACGATGAAGATGGTCTCTCTAATGAAGAGAGAAGTGCGAATGTTGCCAAGTCTGAAGCTGAAGCAAAGAAAGCCATCGCTGAAGCTGAGAAGGCTCTGGCTGAGGCTCGTAAGGCTAATGCTGAGGCTGACCAGGCAGAATTGAGTGTTCGTTTGGAGCACATTGAGGTATCGCAGGCTGAATATGCTGCTGATAATCGTGCCGCTGGAGATGAATTCCATCATATCTACCGGTTTATTGGTGAAGTAGATTCTGATAGTGTCAATAGATGTGTAAAGAAGTTAACGCAATGGTCTCGTCTCGATCCAGGGTGCGATATAGAGATAATCTTCGATTCACCGGGAGGGGCTGTAATTCCTGGGCTTGCATTATTCGATTATATAAGGTCTCTTTCTAATGCAGGGCATCATATAACCACTGGTGCTACTGGTATGGCTGCAAGCATGGGTGGCGTATTGGTTCAGGCTGGCGATCACAGATGGATGTCTGCAGAGGCTTGGATGATGATTCACAGGGCAGCTTTTGGTGCGATTGGAAAAACTTTTGAGATCGAAGACAAGGTTGAATGGATCAAAAGGATAGAGGGGAGAATCGTTTCTATCTTTTGCGCTAATTCTAAACTTACACCTCAAAAGGTCAAAAGAAACTGGCATCGCAAGGACTGGTGGTTGAGTTCAAATGAATGTCTAGAATTGCGTTTGATTGATGAAATTACTGGGGGTTTTAATGAAGGTATGGATTGACCAGGACTTGTGTACTGGTGACGGTCTGTGCGCAGAGATTGCACCGGCTATATTCCAAATGCATGATGATGGATTGGCCTATGTGAAAGAGGTGCATTGGGATACTATCTTTGGTCCTAATTATCAAACCAAGCCGGTGTATCAGATGGCTCAGGGACTTGCTACAGTTCCTGATGGTGAGCTAGAGAATGTTATTGATTCTGCTGATGAATGCCCAGGCGAATGTATAATATGCATAGAGGCAGACGGCTAGCAGAGGTTAGCTGTTAGATGTCTGTGGTGGTATAATGTTGTTAGAGGAAAGTTGATGGATGACGTAAAGATTGGTACCAGTAAGGTTGTAACACTATCGCTGGGGGGAGACCCAGACAGCAATATAGTTAATGCTACCTTGTATCATGAATTTGATGACAGTAGTGTAGTTCAGGCCTCTACTGCGTGTACACGCACTGCTGTCGGTACGTATGCAATAACGTATGGTGAATCTACGGCTAATTCTAACAATTACGTACTGTCTCAGGGCGGGATTCATAAAGTAGTTTTTTCGTATTCTATTAGTTCGGTTGCGCATACTAGCGAGTCGTATATAAATGTATACACTCCTTACATAACTTCAGCGCAGTTCTTTTCTAACAATTCTGATATGCAAGCAAACTATGGGGCCAAGTTCGATGATCTAGAGAAGAAGGCTAGAAGGATTATCAATACATTCTGCGGCCAGGCCTTTGATTATTATGGAAGCAAGAGTTTTGTTATTGATGGCACAGACAATCGCTATCTAAGATTGCCCTACCCCCTGGATGTGTTGACAACTGTCGTTGCTGATGCTGGCGATAGCGACTCTGAGACTGTGCATGACAGTTCTGATTCTACGTTGAATAATTTAGAAAAGTTTAATTCTATGGGGAATTTTGGTTCCTCATATGCTATTCGGTTTAAAAACAAGGTTTCTGACACCAGTAAGAACTATATTGCTAGAACCTATGCAAACAAGTTTAACAGCAAATCTGATTATAAAGTAACTGGCAGTTTCGGTTGGCGCTATATTCCTAGCAATGTCTTTAATGCGGCGGAATTATTAATTCTTGATTTAATGAATGATGATGTAGAATATAGACGTCATCGTGTCAACTATGTGGCTATGGACACAACTAGGTACAGATTTGATGGTGATTATTTTGGCTCCACGGGCAACGTAGACGCCGACATTCTTTTGATGGATTATACTTTATATGTTATGGATTATGTGGGGTGAGCTAAATGTCGTTTCAAACCTTTATGCGTTTCCCTCACATTGTAGATGTGCATTTCTATAGCGAGTCTGAGAGCGCTTCCGGTCAGGTCGTTCCAGACTATTACTTTAGTAGGACTATCAATGCACACGTTGCTCCGATAGGCACTGTGAGGAAGACTACTCCCTATGTGGCTGAGAACGCTGAATATGGTGTTTTCATCCCCCGGCATTTTGAGGACAAGGTTACTTATGACTCTAGATTGTATAACATTCGTGATAGTCGTGGTAATGTGCTAGAAGCTGGCCCCCTGGAGGTTATATCCATCGCAAAGAGGCCGGGGTATTCTGGTAGATTAAATCATCTTTACGTTAAAGCTCGTGTTGTGGTGGAATCTAAATAATGATGAAGCTTGATATTAAGGGGATGCATGCATTGAAGAGCATGGCTAGACGCATGCAAAGCTCTAATGTGATGATCTACTCAGCGATGGCTGCTCATGGCGATGCTGCCGTTAAGAATGTAGAAAGTCTGATTCATGAACACTTTCCTCAGCAGGCTAGTCATTTGACAGTAAGACATACTGTTGACCCTATGGGGCTGCATCTTGTTATCTCTGGCAAAAGCCAGTATGGAACCTACATCGTCTCTACTGCGAGTATGGACTTTGATGGTGATGGTTCGGTGAGCGCCGAGGTGAGCTATGATAATGTATCAGATGGTAGTATCAAGTCTGTTACAAGCGGGATTCAAAGGATTGTTGTGTCAGAGATGAATAATTTGGCCGAAGAGATATCTAATACTGTTGCATCGGAGGTTTCTGGTGCCAGACTATAGTGATCAAATAATTGCTTATGATTTCAATGATGAGCTTAAAAGAAACTATGGTTTGAAGGATATAGCTGGCAAGGCTGTCAAAATATTTCCTATGGTGATTCCTAATGACCAGAAGCCTCCATTTATCGTGTATTACTGGCTTCCTGGCCATATTGCATCAAGTGCCTATCTTTTGAGAGAAGACACTCTGCGGTATATAATCTATGATTCCAATGCAGATAGGTGCTTTAGGATAAGTAATAAAATTATTAGTATGTTCGATGTCGGGGGTGGTCCAAGGGGCCCTGGAACCGACACTACAGTCACATCTACAGTCAATGTAAATAACACTGTTAATCGTGTTCTGGGATCGAGATTAATAGGTTCTAGATCAAATCAGCCTCTTGAAAAGGAGGGCTGGTACTCTGTCCAATTGGACTTTTCCGTTATGTATGTAGCGGGATAGTATTCGCAATAAAAATGAAAGTAAGGTATACTGCTATTACATATGTGGGAAAGACCTCTGGTTTTACTGCTCGTATCGGTGCCACTCAGTATGAGTTTGAGTGGCAAAATTCCGTAGGAGTGGGGGGCCGTAAGGACGAAGTGCTCTTAGAGCACGCACAGAAAATAGCTAGATGGAGAGACAGGCGCGGTAAGCGCATGTTTATTCTTGAATAATTTAGGAGGAAAATAATGGCAATTACAACTGCAAATATTGTCGTTGGTGAGGCTACCGTCGAATTGGGCGAGTCGGGAACGGCTTTTGCGTCCCTAACTGACGTTGGTGCTACTATGGATGGCGTTGAGCTATCATGGGAGCCGGACATGGTTGACGTAGAAGTTGATCAGTTTGGCGATGCTGCCAAGGTCATCCAGTCGAGGGTTAAGGTGATGGTCAAGACGACCCTTGCCGAAGCAACGCTTCAGAACCTTGCCCACGCATGGAACTATTCATCAACGGTTGCCGCGACAGACAGTACAACAGCTGATATCGTAACCGATTTGGATACGGTGTCGGGCGCATCTGCTACGCGGACATTTAAGTTTGGTATTGAGAACGTTTACCCGTATGAGAAGGTACTTCAGATTACTGGTAACGCTCCCGGCACGACTGCTAGCACTACGCTAAAGCGCATCTTTCAAACGAAGCGCGCTGTATCGTATTCAGCAAGCTCTCATTCAATGAAGCGAGCTGAGGCTGTAGCATTTCCGGTAGAATTTCGTATTCTGCCGAATAGCTCGGATACCAACTATGAATATGGCAAGATTATTGATGTAACCGCAAACGCCTAAGAAATTTGGCGATTCGGGTTGATATTCTTTGGAATATCTGATAGCATGATGTTATAACGAATGAAAGGTGTGAAAAGTAAATGGCTGCAACGAACAAAGATCTCAGGAGAGGTCAGGATATCATCTTTGCAGATGGTGTGGAAAGGACGATTCATCCTTTGACCATTAGGCAGTTACGGAAGTTTATGGCCGTAGCAGATAAGCTTAATGTCGAGGATGATGCCGGTCTATCCGATGAGGACATTGATAATATGGTCCTCGCATCATCTATTGCATTACAGAAGGTTGATCCTGATTTGGCTAATGATAATGATGCTCTTGAGGACGCTTTAGATTTGCGATGTTTTGCTTCTTTAATGGCTGCAAGCATGGGCAATGAGGTTGACGAAGCCCCAAACGAGTAGGTGGAGAGGGAAGTGATGGTACACCATTTCAATGGAGTACCTTCCCTCTCCACCACCTTATTTTAGAGGCTTTCGTTTCTGTCGGTGTTTGGAAAAGCATTGACGATATAGAAAACATATTAACATTTCCAGAGCTGATCCATATTGTTGATATGGTTCGTAGCAAGAAGCACGCAGACTATAATCTGCTTGCTCAGGTTGTTACTGGTGAGGGAATAGGTGAGTATCAGTCGATGACTGATTTAGATACTTCGTCGGGTTCCTCTTCAGGCAATGCTCTGGACAGCGAGTTTACGATTACACATCTACCCATCGGGCTTGGTTATGAAAGCCAATGAGTGGGATAATGGTATAGGTGTGAAATATGGCAGAAACAGGCGGAGCAAATCTAGAATTTAGAGTTAATGTTGGCGGGCTGAATCAGCTTGGTCAACTGCAAGCTCAGGTGATGAAGCTTAAGAATGGCATTGTCGTTCTTGAAGACGCTTCGCACAGCCTCGGATCTCAAATACCTCGACTTACTGGCTCTGCTAAAGAGCTTCAAAAGATATTTCATGGCGAGGCTCAAAGCGTCAAGATGCTGGTTAGAAACCAGAAGATTTATCGGCGTGAAATTAAGGGCCAGCTTGGGACGCTTAAGCTTCAGCGTCAACAAACTCAGCGTGGCACTCAGGCCTATCGTGCCTACTCCAGAGAGCTAGTAAAGCTTAGAAAGGACATGAGGAAGGTGCCTCTCCGTAAGTTTGGTACTGACCTTAAGCGCGTCTCTCAGAATGCTACTTCGGCTGCTAAGAATATGCAGTGGTTGGGGCGTCAGATGATGGTTGGTATAACTGCTCCTATTGGCATTGCATTACGCTTTATGATGCAATCGTTTGAGAGCTTTGAGAGACAGTTCGTCAGAACGAAGAAAATTCTTGATATCTCTGGCGGGGCGGCTGCTGATCTCAAGAAGAAGATGCTCAGTTTGTCTTCCGCTATAGGTGCGTCTACGTCCATTGTTGCCGGTCTTACGTCTGACTTCGCCCAAATGGGTAAGGCTCTGCTTGGTGGCGGACAGAAAGATAAACTCTCTGATCTCGCTGTAGAGTATGCTGGCCTGGCTCTTGAATTGGAGAAGGTCGGAGAGGTATCTGTTGAGGTGGGCAGAGACTTCATTGCTAACCTTGCAGGCATGGTTAAGCAGATGGACCCTGCCGGGGACAGGATAGCTAAAGTCGCTGGATTGTTAGCTAAGTTTAACATGATGGAGAATACCACTGCTCTATCGTTGAAAGATCTTGCAGAAGCTTTTCCTCAGGTTTCTCCTGCCGCTGCTGCGGCGGGTGTGGACTTAGTATTCTTGTCTGGCGTTATGGCTAACATGAAGGAAGTTGGTCTTGATGCTACCGAATCTGCCCACGCTTTGAAATTCTCTCTTCAGAGGATGATTAACCCCACAGCCAAGGTTCGTGATATGGCTGAAGAGATGGGCTCTAAGTGGTCAGAATTCAATGTTGATCTTGGTATGGGCAATATGCTTCTATTCAATCTGGCTGAGAACTTGAATATCATCGACAAGGCTGCTGGGAAGAAGGCTGCTGTTATTTATCTTGGCGAGCTTGTTGGTAAGCGCCAAGCAAGCCGTATGTTTGCAGCCATGCGCGGCATGGAGGGCTTCACTCAATCTGTTAAAACGATGCAGCAACAATTGCGATCTGGAGGAGCTGTGGGTCTGGCAGATCTTATTGGAGGAGTTGAGAACTTAGAAGAGCTTGAGGCTAAGATCAGCAGCGCCTTTTCTTCACCGGAAGCGATTCAAAGCTTTAGAGATGATATTATAGCCTTCGATCAGGGTCTGGGGAGTTCTAGTCAGGGTTTTGATAAGAATACCACATCGGCTGGAATTCTTTCCACAGCTCTGCAGGGTTTGTCTCCACCATTGAAGTCTCTAGTGATTGACTTTATGGGTGCAACACAAGCTGGTGAGACATTCGCTGATGAGTTTAATCTGGTGATGGCTGGCCCAGCCGCTGTGATGCAAAGATTGCGTAATGATATCAAGATTGCCATGCAGGAAATGGGGACGGCGTTCTTCGACGCTATTGAAAAAACTATCATTCCTGCCATTAAAAATTTCACTAAATGGGTTGCTAATTTAAGCCCGACTACAAAGAAGGCTATTATGGCATTCACTGGGTTGCTGGCCGTTATTGGCCCTGTTGGATTCTCTATGGGTCAATTGGGCAATATCGTGGGTAGCTTGGGTCGTGTGATGTCCGCATTCTTGCCCAAGATGAAGTCTATAACTGTAAGTATGCTGCTTGCTAAGCAGGCTGCAGGCGAGCCTCTGCCTCGCTTGCGACGGTTGGGAACAGGCCTCGTGCAGGTGGGTAGAAAGGCGGTTCAAGCTTCATCTGACTTTACTCATATGGGCAACAAGTGGGCGCGCTCCGTTGCTCTGCTTAAGCAAGATCCTCACATTGCAGCATCGCCATACCAACAAGCTATCGTTCAAACACGGACAGTAGCTGTCCAGGGGTCAAAATCTGTTGCTGCTGCTTCTACTTCAATGTCCGTTAGTGCCGCTAAGGGCTCGGCTAGTGTTGCAGCCAGCGC